TTGTAACTTGATCAATGCTATTTGTAGTAAACCCTTCGCCTAATTTAACCCCGCCTAAAAATGACGGCGTGGCTACTTCGTTAAGTGCAGCTACCCCAGGAATGCCTTGTTCACCAACAACTCCCGGTATACCTTGTAGTCCAGGAATGCCTTGTTCACCAACAACTCCCGGTATACCTTGTAGTCCAGGAATGCCTTGTTCACCAACAACTCCCGGTATACCTTGTAGTCCAGTATCGCCGACAAAAAATGCTAATTCACTCCAGTGCGATGTACCGTTACCAATTTTAATTTTGTTTAAAATTGTATCTAACCCAAGTTCGCCTTGACTTAATATAGGATCTGCAGTTGTCCAATTAGTAGTAGTATCCCTTCTTATTTGTATTTTATTTGCCATTATGCGGCTCCTCCGTTGATTAGCATATCTGTAAATGTATTTGTAGTAGCGTTACCGCCGTCAAAAATTAGTTCCTCAAATATTGTAGAAGCAAAGCCGTTATCTACAGTTGCAGATGTATTATATAAATCAAGTGCATTATTTGGGTCGTCATATGTAGCAGTTAAACCAAACAAAGTACCGTTGGCTATCATTTCTGCTATTGTATCTTGTATAAGTTCTTTGAGATTGGCAGTTGTACCGCCGGTGATAGAATACAATTCCGTAAAGTTAGCATTAACTTTATTAAAAGCAGCGAATAAGCTATCGCCAGTTTTATCGTTTGGAAGTGTACCTGTTTTAATAATTAATCGTGACATAAATGATCCTCATTCTAATATTTATCGTAAAATGAGGATCAATACGGATTGGCTTATGAAAGTACGAGTTTACCTGGTACTAATTCATATTTTTCAAATTTCTTAATAGGTTCTAATGTTCCTAAAATTAATTTTTCATCTAACATTGAAACATATTTAACGGTAGCAATTCCGTCAATTTGGTCACGTGTTAAACCAGCGTAAATATAAACGCTATGCGGTAGTTGATTAAGTGCATCAGTGTAATTCATAGTTAACTCCAAAATGGTATATTATTAATAGTCGAATTTCCAGTTTTCCAACCAACACCTGAGAAAGTATTTGGTTGCGTAACTGCTAGTGTATTTAGTTGTAGATTGGTCGGAGTATAACTAAATCCGCCAGCTACTTGTGACGAACCGACAATCACACGCACTACACCGGTTTGTGATCGATTCTGCCCAACGTTAACTATTGCAGTAACTAATAACGGCGTACTACCAACATTGCATGCAATTATACCACTTCCTCGCGTCGGGGTTAACATTATTGGTAGGTTAAGAGTAGCCCTGTCATTAACAAATGATCCGCCAACCTTTTGGTCAACAATACCGGTACACGATTTAGCAATGTTATACATTATGCTAACTAACGGTCCAGCGCCTATTTTAGTTAACACTATACCAGTAAATCCAACTGGATTAACAGTTGCTAATGCACCTTGTATAGTAAGTGGAGAATAAGTATAGCCACCTGCCAGTTGTGTAGCACCGACAAGTTGATCATCGATAGATGTGTACGAGGTTAATGTAGTCCGCGGCTGGAGAGCCTGCATTATAAACTTAGAACCAATCCAATCTGATGTACCGGTACTCTTTGTTATTATACCAGTAAATCTAACTGGATTAACAGTTGCTAATAGACCTTGTATCGTAAGTGGAGAATAAGTATAGCCACCTGCCAGTTGTGTAGCACCTGTCGGTCTTGATACAACACCAGTTTGCTTATATGAAATTGGCAAACCTGAACTAGGAGTGTATAAGTTTTCTGATATACCAACCGGAGTTGATTTAATCCCAGTACCTAATGTAGGATTAAGCATTATTTTTAAATCAAGGGTTGCCTTATCATTAACACCCGATGCACCAATTGGAGTTGATTTAATCCCTGTACCAAATTGTAGTAATACAAAATTAGCCAATGACCACCAACTAGAACCAGTTTTATTTGATAATACCCCAGTAAATGATGTCGGGGTAACTACTGGTAATATACTACCTACTAACCCAGCTTTTTGCAATCCAACTAATGATGGATTTAACGCAGTGCTAATAAGTGCAGATCCAACAAGCTGGTCATTGATACTTGTATATTTTACAAGTGGTTGAGGTACAGACGTGTATAGATACTGAACTGCATTTCCGACTTTTTGAGTTACTATACATGTAAATGATGTCGGGGTAACTACTTGTAATACACTACCTATTAATCCAGCTTTTTGCAATCCAACTAATGATGGATTTAACGCAGTGCTAATAAGTGCAGAACCTACAAGTGCCGGTTTACTACTAGTTTGGTAAAATGACGGTTCGTTCCATATCGTTATTGTTTCATCAACTGCATTACCTACAAGCCCAGGTCTGACACCTGTACCAAATGCCGGATTGAACATTATCTTAAGATCAAGCGTGGCTTTATCAGTGATGAACGAAGCGCCAACTAATGGTGATTTAATACTAGTGTACTGAAAATTTGATGTTACTGATACTGGTACACGAGATGATCCGACAGTAGCCGGACCATATCCTGTTGCATTAATTAAAACTAGTGAAGTATCTAATGCCATTGGTTACTTATTACGCTGGTAACGCAATTTGACCTAATGTAATACTCGATGCATTGTTAACACCATGCACGTTAGTAAAAATTCTAAGTCCGGTATCAGAATTACTAATAAGTCTAGCACCATCATAGAATACAAATGAGTTAGCACTTGCTGTAGATGACGTTGTTTGTGTACTAGTTGCAGTTGGTGCAATTAATTGTACATAACCGGCGTTTAATGTAATTGCAGACCCAGCAGATGCGCCTAGTGTAACCCTAACTGCATATGGAGATGCAGCAGTACCTCGTATAATCGACATCACAACTCCGTCAACTTTAACTGTGTACATTTTTGTAAAGTTAGTTGCAGCCGTGGCACTAATACCAACTGATGTTGAACTTGTTGCGATACCAGTTCTTGGATTGTATTGTGTCTGATAGAACGTAGCACCTGAAGAAGCATATTGATGTACTAAAATGTTATAACCGTCTAATACATGCAATGATACATTTGTAGTTGCAGCTGCAGAAGAACCTAATGTTGGATATGAAATACCACTGTTAGGTATAATTTTTACTAACTTAAAGTTACCACCAGTAACAACACATGGTGCAAACCAAACGTTACCATCAAAGTCTAAACAACCATCAATTAAACGACAAGTTGTCTCTACAAATGTTGTTAATGTTACAGACCCTGCAGTAAAACCAAATGTTGATGCAGAATCAACTAAGAATGTTGATCTTAATACGCGAGTAACAACTGGCTGAGCACCTTGCGCAGCACCTGCGCAGAATATGTAAGTTGGGGTAATAACTACTGTATAAATACCACCACCGATAGAAATAGATGTATACGAGTCATCTCTAACATCCATACGTGTTAAACCTGATGATGTACAAATATATACATAACGTTCACCGTCAAATTTAATATCATAAATTGTTTGACCGCCAGTTACAGAGAACGGACTGCTCGGTGATGTGTTTAACAATGCGTTATACTTAACCACAAAGTTGTTAGTTGCAGTATCAGTAACTGTATAGTAAGCTGAACCAGTTGAACACATGTATAATGGTCTTGCAGAAGTCTGTCCAGTAATTGATGACACCGTCCATTGACTGCAAGAAAACCAAGCTGTTTCGTCTGTACCATATGTTTTGTGATGTAAGTTTAATAAGAAATGATCTCTAAGTGTGCCAGCTGGTGTATAGTTACCATCTGAGTCAACTTGTAAACGTATACGGTTCATATAGTTACCAGCTGGAGCCAATGCTTTAAGTCCAAAAATTGTACCATAGTTTGATACATATTGTAATGTAAAATCAGCAATTGGTTTAATTGGTAAAATTAAACGTTTTGTTGTATCCCATGAGTTAGCTTGATATCTGTTAATCTGATTACCTAAGTAATAAAAGAATGATGCAGCAGTTTGTGTTGTTACACCACCTGTTAAATATACAGGGTGATTAGTAACACCAAAGTCAGCACCCCAACCTTTAGCAGCTAAATATCCGTTTGCACCATTTTTAACACGCGGCATAGCCCAACATGTGTAATCAAGTGTACCTAATGGTTTTGCAGAAGATGTTGTTGCACCTAATAACCATAATGGTGAACTCATATACCCCCAACATGGGAATCCAGTACCGATAGTAGCAACGTCCATAATATCTTCTCTAGCATTTTCAAAAATACCAGCCCAGTTACACGGTTCGCCGTTGATATAAGTTACAATTGCTAACCAACGTGGAGATGTCATAATAATAAAATCTGTTAAGTCCATTTTGAAGCCTAATTGTGCGCAATCAAAATATGTAAATGCTTCGTTAGTTGGTACTCTTGAAGTTAGTGTAGCAACTGAACCTGCAGTATTAAAGTTAGCTAATGTATCCCAATATTCACAAGTAGAAACTGCTAACTCATGAGCATTTAAGTTCCAGCGTAAGATAGCAGCTTTATAAGATACACCGTCTTTATTTAAGCAACGGTATACTTGTGTAATAACATAACCAGCTTGTGCGCAGTCAAATAATGTCCAACCTGAGCCAGACTGTGTACCTGTTAACCCGCCTGCTGAAAATGTAGTAGCAGTTGCTGTACCACCAGTCGGTACTTGTACAGTACCTGCGATATAACCTGCTGTGTTTGTAGTGCCGTTAGCAGCAGCTGCAGTACCAATAATCGCGTCAGTAACGGTATCGATTAATTGAATAAATGTACTAGCACTGGTGTTAGTAAGATTTGAGGTAGTTACTTGGATAGTACTTGTACCAATGTATGTTGCTGAAATTGTCATTTTGTTTCCTCGTTATGAATAAATGAATATAATTGAAAGGTTTGATCCATTCGTTGCTGATATAATATCAACTGTTATGTAATCACTAGTAGTTAGTGTTGTTGATAACAAATTAATCGTTGTTTTGTAAGCACCTGGACTTAATGTTAACAAATTACCACTAAGAATACTTACGTTATTTTTTTTAATATCAATTGTTACATTATATGAAGCTGGTAATCCAATTGTTAAATAAACTCCGGATATTGTAATAGTACGGTCCGGATACCATCTTGCGGTTCCTGGTATCGGTGATAACGCTCCTAAGTAATTGTATGACTTAGTAAGTTGCGAACTACCTGATCCTCCAGAACCTGCCGGTCCAGTTGCACCGTCGCTTGCAATTAGTTGCCATGCTGACGAATTCGATGGATCAAGTGTAGTAGCAGTTGTGCATACATACGTTGCACCGTTATATCGAACAATGTCAAGTTTTTTATAAGAGCCAGCAGCCCAATTACCTTGAGGAACAAATCCAATTCTACCTAAATTTGCTGTTGTCATTAAGTTAACCCTACTAATAATTCGCCATTTACAATCGATACATTAAATATTGAATTGTATGTTACGATCAATTCGCCGTTAACTATATTAAAATCAGCAAATATGCCATCACCGCCGGCTACACCTTCTAAAGTTCCGGTTCTAGGTAACATGACAATATCACCGTCAGTGTCAAGCACTAGTGGTCTATATGATGCCATTATGCTATTCCTATTAATCTATCCAACATAAAATTTATGTTAGTACTTGAAGTTGCGATTCCAAGTTTTTGTATAATATTACCTGAATTAGCAATATCGTTAGGGTTAATTATTGTACTTGAAAACTTACCAGGTGTTAAACTTAAATATACATTGCCTGGAGTAGCAGATACAATCGAACTGTTTGAGCCAGAAAAATATACAGTTGCTATATCACCAGTAATATATGATTCTAATACAAATCCGTGTGCTTGAGTAGTTTTGCTTATAGCACATGCTAGTCGTACAGTTGCAATTCCGGAATTATTCCATACATTTATAAAATCACCCGCCTCTAAATTGTTACTAGTTAAAATTTGTTTAGTATCTGAAATAAAGGTTGAATCTAATTGACCATAATCATTAGTAACTAGCATTTGGCCGGCATCAGACACGCCAGCTGTGGATTGTATACCACTAGCTACGTTAAATTCTCCGTTAATAAGTGTTAAAAATGTTTGCATAAGTTAGTCATTAGTTTTATATATTATTTATCTATTTATCTAATTCAGTTATAGCTGGATTGCAATACCGATCGACGCTATTACATTAGTAGTTGATACTGCAATGCCTAATTTTTGCAAAATTCCAGAAGTTGGTACAAGTTGTGTTATGTTTCCATTACTACTTAAAAATATTGGTAAATTTGCAGATAACCCAGTAAATCCACCAAGTAGGCCAGCTGCGTGGATTTCAATCATATTACCAGCAGTAGCAGAGGTAGCAGTTATTCCTATTACTTTACTTTGATGTAAGCTATTTGAACTATCTGCGTATGTACAACCAGTCGGAGTTGAAATAACAACTCGATTTGATTGCAAATCAATGTCTGCAGTTCTATTAAATGATGCTATGCCATCACCTTGTGGGCCTGTTGCACCTTGTGGGCCTGTTGCACCTTGTGGGCCTGTTGGACCTATTTCACCAGCTGCACCTTGTGGACCAGTAGAATATGGTAAATCATTCCACTGATGAACACCGTCACCAATTTTAAATAAATGTGTATCAAGTTCAAGGGCAAGTTCACCTTCCGCTAATAATGGATTATAAAATGTCCATCCGGTAGATTGCCCTCGCCGTAGTTGCATTTGATTAGCCATTTACACCCCCAAAATCAAATGAAACCAAACCACCATATACTGATGAAGGGTGCCCGCCGTCTATTACAAATCCAGTCGGGGCAGTAATAACAGGTTTATTGATTAAATCATTATAATTACCAGTAGCTGCAACAGTTGCTAATCCAATATTAGTACGTGCATTTTGTTGTTCTGTATTAGATAAGTTTTGATAGTTGATATCATATCGAACTGTTGAACCAGGTGCAGTGCTAATTGGTATTGCAGAATTTAAAAAAGTAGAAAGTTTTGTTGTCATAAGTATTCCTTTATACTATTTAGTTGGTATTTCTGGATATGTTATATTAAATAATGGTCCTGATGTTATTGTAATATTGCGAAGATTTGGTGCTACTGGATACACGACATTAGTTGGGAATTCTGGTTGATTTGTAATATCCCGCAACTCTTGTCTGTATGCTGCCCAATCTGCTTTATCAACTGGTACATCTGTAATTTGTGTCCAGTCGCATGCAGCAAGTAATTGGTCGCGATATGTTCGAATTTGAGTTTCTGCAAGTCTACGCCCTGCAATAATGTCATCTTCTGATTTATTAATTATAGTAACAGTAAATACTTGATTATCTTCTATGTATGGATCACAATGTATTATCTTTTGAGTGGTAATATCGTGCTCCTTCCATATAGTTACTTTTAACGCAGAATTTAACATCATAAATTCTTCATCAGGGCCAGTTAATGGAAATGAAGTATTTGGAAATAATTGTTTATAGTGTCCGATTTGCACTATTGCTGTATTGTTAATGATTGCAATGTCCATTTATAGTCTCCTTATGGTATGCATTTAGTTTAAAATGATTTATAAAGTACCGGTATTAGTTGACGGAAATTTACGAAGGGTACCTGGCCAAATTATTCGAATTGCTCCAGAACTACCAGCACCAGATGCTCCTTGTGAAGATGGAGTTTGTATTGTTCCGCCGCCCCCACCCCCGCCGCCGTATGCTCCACCGGCTCCACCAATTCCGCCAGCAGTACCTCCGATTGCCCCATTACTGCCGCTAGAACCAGCGCCGCCTGCACTAGCTGCTGCTCCATAGTTAGTTCCCCACGGGCCGTTATTTAAACACACACCATCAGTGCCTTGGCCTAATAATCCTACGCCACCACCCCCGCCACCTGCGCTGGCGTTAGTAAATGAACTACCCCCACCACTACCCCCACCGCCTGATCCGGAAGTAGGTTGCACTGAATAGGTATAACCGCCAGCGCCACCGTTGCCACTATAACCGCCAGCACCACCCCCACCCCCTACTAAGTTACTGTTTCCACCGTTCCCGCCATTTCCAATTATTACACTACCACCGACTGGTCCATTACCGCTACCTGCAATTACTGTAGTTACGTTAAACGACGAATCTGCACCATTAGGGCTGCCTACTACAACCGTGTACAAATTTCCAGGAATAACTGTAACATCATTTATGTATGATAATGCACCACCACCTCCGCCATAAGATGTAGTTGCGCTACCGGTACCGCCTGCTCCTACTGCAACAACTGAGATAGAAGAAACACCTGCAGGGCAGGTCCATGTGTATGTTCCTGGTGAATTATATACTATTTCTCCAGTTCCATTTGCAGCAATGGTAGACGGTGTAAAATTAGAAGTATATCTTGCTATACCTTTTGTTATACGAAAGTCATCAATGTATCCACTAAATCTATAAGTACCTAGGTTAGTTATCCAAGCACCAACTGTTAATCCGCTTCCTTCGTCATAAGTAGTAGCAAATGGAAAATTTGCAGTTTCTTTTAAAATACCGTTTATAAACAACATTAAGTTACTACCGGATCTTACAAATGCAACATGTGTCCATGTATAAGTAGCAACTGGCCAAATTGTAGAAGTTCCGTACAAGTCTCCATATGAACCAGCAAGCGTTATCGCAATCCCTGCAGCAGTAGTATCATATGCAATACCCCAACTACCAACTCCGCTTTGGCAGTTGCCGCATATTCCGGCAAGACTAGATTGACCACCATTTGGATACATCCACAAGTCTACAGTAAAATCATACAACCCAAGTAATGCGGATGTAGCTTGGTTAATAGACAGGTATCCATTGCTTGACAAATATATACTGCCTGTACCAAATTTTAAAACACCTGTGCTTATTTGTGCTGGACTAGTTACTGTTATTGACCAGGCAAGCGGACTACTATCTATAAATGTAGTTGAACCATTAGTTCCATTACCTGACAGCATTACGGTTACAAAATTTGAATATGCATCATATGACGATACTAGTAACCATGTTATTTGGTTAGAGAAGCACGCAGTATTATTAGTCCATGCAAATGATACGCTATACAAGTTAGTCTTATAAACACTTATTTGACCAGCAAGTGCATACATAATAGGATACATCGATAATCGTTCTACATTGTCGCTTATATCTATTACCTGTGAGTAATAATATAAATTATTAATATATGTTAAAATTGCTGTACTAGGTGACAAACCTGCGATTGCAATAGGCGATGAATTTGTACTACGATATACAATATTAATAGGCACTCCTGCTAGTAAATTAGCACCTTCTAATAAGATTACACATGTTTTTATATAACTACCTGATGGATATGATACTATTGCTGCAGTACTACTAAGTGTAGAAATACTCGATACTGTATAAGAATCGTTAGAATCGATATTATATGATGTAGCCTGTATAGTTAATGATGTAACGGATAATGTAACTAATCGAACATATCGATACGGGTACACTGCATATGATAAGATTGCAGTAGTAGAGTTAAATGCTGCACAGATTGGAGAAGTACTTCCAGATTCAATTGCTAATACAGTTGGTGTATATGCAGTAATAATACCAAATGATCCGTGTTCAACTAATTGCATAATTGAGCTACTACCAAGTTGATAACATGCTATTGAAAATCTAGAACTTAGGTTGCATAAGTTTAATGTAGTAGCTGTAGATGTAGATAAGGTAGTAACCCCAGAACCTACACTAATTGAAGTTCCTGATATTTGAATAATTAGCACTATTGTACCACTGCCTGCAGTAGTAAATAATACTGCTGCACTAGAAGAAGAGGTTAACACAGCTGATAAAAAATCACCAGTAAGTGTCATACTGCCTAATATTAATGTTTCAACACCGCCTGTGACTCTGCCATATAAAAATCCACCAGTTCTTGAATAAACAGTTAATGAGACTAAATTAGAAATACCTACAGATGCAACTAATCCCGGAGCTTGCGTACTAACAATAGATGTTATAGACGGGATTGTTCTGTCTACAAAAGTTGCAGGTAATATATTTTGACTGCCACCATTAACAATTGATCGAACACTCATCTTATATCCTTTCCGATAATTACGCCAATCCAATTAGTGCCACCGTCATGTGTATAAAACCCTAATGAATCCTTACCAGTTGTAGTTAAAACAGGAGCCCCACCGCCTACCCATCTAACACCTGACCACCATGTTATACTATAAGATCCGCCATTGATTACTTCAAAGATAAATGATGCAACTGTGCCTGCCGTTGGTGTATTACTTACAGTAAATGTTGAAGTTGTTGAAATAGTCTTAGTAAACAAATTGCCAAGCAACAAGTCTATGTTATAGTTTGCGGTTATCATTACAACTTTTGTTTCGTATAATGCAACTGTAGTAATGATCTTATTAGTTAATGTTTGGCCGTCTACTGTACCGACAATAGCTCCGCCAGGTGCTGTAACTGTAGTAAACGGACTAGACCCGTTACCTACTACAATGCCAGTTAATGCAGTTGCACCGGTACCACCGCTAGCTACTACTAATGTTGTACTTAAGCCGGCAGCAGTACCTAAAGTATTTTGATTCCATATTACTGCAGTACCTGGCATTAATAATGATGATGATAATTTGTTAGACATATATGTTTCCTAGTTATTAAAGGACTGATCCAGCAGTAGATCCGTAGCCATTTGGCCACGAAACTCCGTATGCAGATGAATTTTGAGTAGCATAGCCTGCTGCACCACCTGCACCACCTGTCCAGTTTTTATTTGATGCCCCGGCGGTACCTGGCTGCCCTGCCCCACCGCCACCACTACCGCCTGATCCGCCTGATCCAGTACCACCACTACCGCCACTATAACCGCTACCACTACCGCCGGCACTGCCATGTGCTGAGCCTGTACCACCACCGCCACCACCACCGCCACCACCGCCACCGTAGATAGTTCCATTATTATACATTACAATGCTGCCTGCTTGGAAATAAATCCCAGTCCCGCCTTGGCCACCGTATCCGCCATAAGATTGTCCAGCATAGTTTGATCCAGCACCGCCGTCACCCGCGCCACCACCGCCTCCATATATAGATCCGTTGTTATAAAATACACATGATGATTGGATCATTAATGCGTGATAACCGTTGTACCCTTGATCGTGTGTGTTGTAAGCCCCGCCATCTCCCGGATAACCTTGTATGTTATTTTGGTTAATTACAGTTAATACAGACATTGACGCCATAGACATTTGCAAAGTCAATGCATAAGTATTAGAATTGTTAGTAGCAGAATATGCGCCGTTTATGTAAACAGTAACATCGGCATTTGGTGTAGACGGGTATCCGACAATTGCGTTAGTTGCAACAACACTAATTCCGCCAGTTAAATAGTAAGTTATTGGTAATAATGGAATTACACTATTTGAAACCCCACCAGGTCCGTATCCAAATGCATTTCGTGCTTTAACTGTAAAGGTATATGTAGTGCCGTTAACTAATCCATTAAATGTGTAAGAATAACTTGTAGTAGCTGTAATTGCGTCAATATTAACAGATGTTCCGTTTGAATTAAAAATAGTAAAATCACTAGTAACTAAATCTGACGGATATGAAAAGGTAACATATACAGATTGTGATCCATTTTTTGTTGCAACAACATTAGTAGGAGCAATTGGAACAGATAATATTGTAGCAGTGGCAAATACAAATGATACTATACCAGACATTATAACAAACCTACACCTGATATAATCCATTCAGTTGCTGATACTTTTATCGCAGTAGCTAAACCATTTGATACTAATGTTCTATTTCCAGTTGTTCCTGCACCTGCTATTCTCATAGTTTCTGCTGCTATGATAGTAAGAGTACCGGCACCGTTTTGATTGATAAACATTATTGCAGTACCGATGGGATAAGCAAGTGCAGCTATTGTATAAGTTCTAGCAGTTGTGTCTGCTGATGGATGTAAAATATGTTTGCCCGAATCTGTCATAACTGTTACATAATTAGCAGACACACTAACTTGAGGAATCTCTTTAAATCCCGGAGTATAACCATTTACTAAACAGTTTGAAACATCGCCGCTTACAGGTGTTCCTAGTGCAGGCGCAGTTAATGTTAGATTTGAGATAACTGGATTATCTGATAATACTACCTTACCGGTACCAGTACTTAATGATACTCCAGTACCGCCATATGCAACAGGCAACACGCCTGGATAACCAATATATGTTGACGAACTTTGACTAAATGTTGGTGTTACTAATAATCGCCAGTTAGTAGTTGCGGTGTTGTATACAAATGATGCGTAGGTGCCAGAAATATCTAACAGATAATAAACTGGCTCTCCTTCGATAGATGTATTATTACCTGCAAGTAATGTTACATTATTAGTGCCAAATGTACTGTATAAATCAAGTATACCAATTAATGATCCGTCTGGTGGATTTGTTGGAAATGATATACTCATTATAGCAGTTCTAGTATCACATCGGATTAAGTCGTTTATTGAAGCTGCATAATCAGCAGATTTTACTGATGTAGTTGATAATTTACTAGAAACAGACGACCAACTTAATGATACTCCGTTGGTAGTTAAGAATTTTGTAGCATTACCAGTTTGAGATGGTAACGTATTACCTGTAGGGCTAGATATCCAGGTCGTACCATCACTAGTTAGCACTTGACCTGCCGCACCAGGAGTTACAGATTGTATACTGGTTCTGCCATTCCCTAGTAACACACTGTTTACTGTTAAGGTAGTTAACCCTGTGCCGCCGTTAGCTACTGGTAAAACACTATAATCTCCTCTAAGGGTTGATGAAAGATATTTAGACATAGGTTATCCGTTGTTGTTATCAGGTTTGGGAATATTAAAAAATATTCTAGCTTCTTCAATTGTATCAAACCAGTACCACCCGTCTACTGGATAGGTGTATGTATCCTTAGTTATAAGATTTAAATCGTATCCAAAACCATGTACAAAATTTGGTGCTTCAAGAAGTTCATTGTCTAATTTATAAAATGCCATAATTTACCCTGTTACTGTCCAGCCTCTTAATAATGCTAGATTTGTGTTTAAGTATCTAATAGTTAATGCAACCGAACCAGCTGATACCATTTTTCTATCAAGTGTTATTGAGGTTGTTGTAAAACTTACTATCTTGGTTATGTATCGCAATGTACCGGTTCCGTCAGTAGTAAGTGCTATTGTAGTACTTCCCGGTTCCAGCGATATTTGAAAATTGTTAGCAGTTGCATTAATTACATAATATGTAGTATTAATTGCAATCCCAGTAGTAGTTGTAATTACTGAAAATGCAACCACATCATCGTTTGCTAACCCGTGAGCAGCTAACGTAACTAAATCACCTGCATCTGTAAAAGTAATTGCAATACCCGTTGTTATTCCAGTTCCAGTTCCGTATACATACATACCAATAGCTAAACCAGTTGCGTTAGGTGATACTAGGGTTACTGAACCTGCAGTAGCAGTACAAGTTTTAGCAACAGAATCTAATCCAGGATTAGTAGTAAGAGTTAACGTTTGCGCCGCAGCTGGATTTCTAGTAGCTACATTGTTACATATATATTCTATTGAAGTTCGTGATAATTTACAAGCAGTAACTGAAAATGTATATTTTGCGTTCATTATTAAAAGTTGTGTGAGAGAACTACACGTTGCAAACATTGACGTTAGCACAGTCGACGCACTTACATCTATAGATTGTATAATAGCTAATGACGAACAGCCACTAAACATAAATGTAGTAGTAGTTGCAGCACTCACAGCAAACGCAGTATAAGAGACTAATGCACTACAGTTAAAAAACATATAAGCAGTGTTATTAGAAGGACAATACAAAGTAGTATATGTTAATGACGTACACCCCCAGAACATATACGACGTATTAACACTCACGCGGATATCTAGCCCAATAAAATGATCTAACTTAGCACATCCGTAAAACATATATGAAAGATTAGTAGCAGACAAGGAAGGATTTATATTACTTGACACATAGTTTAATACAGTACAATTTTGAAACATGTATGATGAATCAGTACACTGAGGCATATCCATTGAAATGGGTAATGTCGGCAACGACGAGCATCCTGCAAACATATACGAAGTAGTAGTACATTGACTAAAATTTGCAATTGGAGCAACCTGTAATGACGTACATCCGTAAAACATATATAGTCCGGAACTAATTAGAAATTCCTGCATACTGTATACAAATGAGCTAACTAATCGGCTACATCCGTAAAACATATATGACATATTTATTGCGGCAGGTCCTGCGATAAACTGATCAATATATTCCAATGTCGTGCAATTATAAAACATATACGATGCGTTAGTGCATGCGCTTAGGTTAAATCTAGGAGCAAATCGTAATGCTTTACAATTTTGAAACATGTACGATGTATTAGGTGAACCCGACGTATCAAATAACGAAATTTCTTGTAATGCCGAACAGCCAGAAAACATGTATGACATATTATTGCCTGCTGCAATATTCCTAAATAATACGGCATTTTTTGTTAATGCCGAACATCCAGAAAACATGTATGACGAGTTACTGCATGATCCTAAATCAAAAATACCTCTTTGCCCCATCTCCCATATTCCTAAATCAGTTGCTAACGCAGTACATCCTGCAAACATATACGTAGTAGTAGCACATGCATTTGTGTATATTGGCGGAACTAATGTTAACGAGGTGCAATTTTGGAACATATAAGACGCATCTACAATTCCAGTATTACTAGCTACTAACGTGTTAGTTGGATAACTATCATAGATATGAGTTAAAGAATAACAGTTTGCAAACATATATGATGCTGACGAAATAGGCGACGGTCTACCTACACTCTCGTCTTTATATATGTTAGCACCAAATAACGCAGTGCAGTTTCGAAACATATATGAACACGATAGCGTATTAATGAATGGATATATAACAACCCCTTGCAGTAATCTATGAGTTACGTTATGAGTCGCTGCACCAATAACGATAGATGTAGCGTTTGGCGTGTTAATTTTTATAGCAAGCCACGGGCTTGTAGTACCAACAGTTAACCCGGCAGCAGTATGTCTTCGATTAATATCAAAAACAGTAATTGGGGTACTAGCAATTACGGGAGTTACTGTTACAATAGCATATTTAAAATTTATGGTAAAACCACCAGTCATCTGACTATCTGGTATAACTGTATAATCATATTGATGAAGTGCAACTACAGAAGTTGCAACAGTTTGAGGAGCAGTACCGTCGCCCCAATCAACTACATATCCACCTACTACTGTACAGAACAGCGCCAAATAATTTGAGTTTTCAAAAACGGCAACTAAACCAACAACTATATCATCCGTTGCGCTTATATCGGGCATACCTACAATATCGTTGTACCACCAATTTAATCCAGTACGCGTCGATAATTGGCCAGCAGCATTGCTACGAGATTTAACTGAGTTTAATGATAACGAACTTACTGACATTAGACGATCTCTGATCCAAATACAGAAACTGAAATTGTAGCATCGCTTGAACACAAGATTTTATCACCTGCAGCTAACGTAATACCAAGTGTTAAAAAAATCGATTCGTATTGATTTATTAACGCAGTATATGCAATATAATGTTTCATTTGAGTTGTACTATCGGCTGCTGGTTGAACTGCTATAGAATATATCCCAGTAGACCCGTTTGATACAACTGCTATTGTACTACATACTGCACTAGTCCCTGCAGGGACAGTATATACTATAGTTTCTGTAATTCCGTTATGTTGTCCTAAAATTTTATATGTTGTTGCCATTTATGCTCCCATTAATAAAAACGGATCAAATCCAGATGCAGTCCCGGATGATCCAGTAGCTGACAATACCCCACTACTAATAGTTAGTCCAGATCCAACTTTGATACCTCCTAAAACGGATACAGATGCAGTTGGTAAACTATATCCACCCGCACTACTTATAACACCTGATCCATTAATTGTAATAGTAGTACCATCAACTTTAACACCACCTAATTGTGTTGTACTTGCAGTTGCTAAACCAATAGTACCACTTGTATTTGTAATACCACTTGTTGCAACTACTGGAATAATAACACCACCTAATGCTGATATAGTTGTAGCTGGTAATGTATAAGCAGTTGCTGTTGCTGACAGCACACCGCTAGCAATACTTAAACCAGTCCCAACTTTAATGCCACCTAACACAGTAGATGAAGCAGTTGGTAATGTATAAGCAGGTGCTGCACTAATAATACCACTTGCTATTGTAATAGTAGTACCATCAACTTTAACACCACCTAATTGTGTTGTACTTGCAGTTGCTAAACCAATTGTTCCGGTTGAGTTATTAATACCACTTGTTGCAACTGCTGGAATAATAACACCACCTAATGCTGATGTAGTTGTAGCTGGTAAACTATATCCACCCGCACTACTTATAACACCTGATCCATTAATTGTAATAGTAGTACCATCAACTTTAACACCACCTAATACAGTAGTTGAAGAAGTTGGTAATGTATAAGCAGTTGGTTTACTGGTTAAGTCAGTATAACTACCTGAAGTAGCTACTGTTGCTAAAGTTGGTTTACTGGTTAAGTCAGTATAACTACCACTAAACAATGTTGGTGTACCTATTAAATCAGTATAACTACCTGAAGTAGCTACTGTTGCTAATGTTGGTTTGCTAGTTAAGTCAGTATAACTACCACTAAACAATGTTGGTGTACCTATTAAATCAGTATAACTACCTGAAGTAGCTACTGTTGCTAATGTTTGCCAACTTGCAGTTGACCCATTAGTAGTTAAAAATTTATTTGAATTTCCAGTTTGGGATGGCAATGATACAGGTGCAGGCTGAGAACTCCATGTAGTTCCATTACTAGTTAACACGTTACCAGATGATCCAGGAGCAACTGATTGTACACCTAACGTTCCATTTCCAAGTAACACGCTATTTGCACCTAATGAGGTAACACCAATACCCCCACTAGCTACGGCTAATGTTGCACTTAGGCCAGCTGCAGTTCCAGTTGTGCTTTGATTAAAAGTTGGCCATGTAAATGTGCCAGTACTAAAGTTACCACTAACTGGAGTACCTAACGCAGGTGTAATTAGTGAAGGCGACGTTAATGTTGAATTAGATGATAAAACAACACTGCCTGTACCGGTTTTAGTAGTAACACCGGTACCTCCACTAGATACAGCTAATGTACTACTCAATCCAGCTGCAGTTCCAGTTGTGCTTTGATTAAAAGTTGGAACAGTACCTGATAAATTAGCATATGTATAACCAGTGCAATTAGTTAATGTGCCACTTAATGGTGTTCCTAATGCGCCACCGGGTGCAACAAAATCAGTACCTGCAGTAGCTGCAGTAAACGCACTAATGCCATTACCTTTTAATATACCAGTTATTGTAGTAACACCGGTACCGCCAGTAGTAACGGCTAACGTTGTGCTTAAGCCAGCTGCAGTTCCAGTTGTGCTTTGATTAAAAGTTGGCCATGTAAATGTACCTGTGCTAAAATCGCCACTGCTTATTGATCCCAATGCACCGCCGGGGACAATGTAATCTACCCCGGCGATTGCAGCATCAACATATGTGCCATCACCTTTAAATAATCCAGTTACGTCAGTTGGTGATCCTATATTAACAGACCCGGTTCCAGTCCCGCCTGATCCGCTTGTTCCTAATAAGATCGACGGAGTATCTAACAATCTCCAATTATTACTAGAACTCATGTATATAAACGAAACATATGTGCCAGCTATATCAAGAATGTATTCAGACGAATCAAATTCAATGCGTTTTCCGCTATTAGGTAATAATGTTAAGTTATGACCACTAAACGTGTATTCTACGTCGATAATACCGATGCAATCACCATCGGCAGGTGCTGCTGGAAATGTAACAGTAAACGCACTTGAAGAAGTGTTACATCTTACTAAATCGTTTGAAAATGATGTGTAATTTGAAGTTTTTACTGAAGTTGGTGATAACCGATTTGTTATTGCAGTCCATTGTGCAGTTGACCCATTAGTAGTTAAAAATTTACTTGCGTTGCCAGATTGTGATGGCAATGTAATCGGTGCTTCGGTTGAAACCCATGTAGTTCCATTACTGGTTAGTACATTACCGGATGAACCAGGAGCAACTGATTGTACACCCGATGTTCCATTTCCAAGTAACACACTGTTTGCATCTAATGAAGTAACACCTGTTCCGCCACTGGCTACTGATAAAGTTGCACTTAGTCCAGATGAAGTACCTGTAGTATTTTGATTAAAAGTTGGCCATGTAAATGTGCCAGTATTAAAGTTACCACTAATAGGAGTACCTAACACAGGTGTTATAAAAGTCGGTGATGATAGAGTTGAACTGTGCGATAATACAACACTACCGATACCAGTTTTAGTAGTAACACCTGTTCCGCCCTTGTCTACTGATAAAGTTGCACTTAGGCCAGCTGCAGTCCCAGTTGTGTTTTGGTTAAATACTGGCCAAATAAACGAACCAATACTAAAGTTACCACTAGTAGGTGTACCTAATGCAGGAGCAACTAACGACGAGTAACTTAGTGTAGCTGCCGTTAATGTTGCTCCATTTGATCGAACAATAGTACTAGTTCCGGTGGTACTAACCCAAGATGTAGTAGAACCATTAGTAGTCAACGCCGAACCATTAACACCGGCTGTTGGCAATGCATTAAAGTATGGTAATGTTGACCATGAAGCAGAACCGTCACCAATTTTAATATTAAAGGTATCGATTTCTAATGCCATTTCGCCTTGCGATAACGTAGTATTATTTGTTATCCAATTTGCTGCAGTATCTCTTCTAAGTTGTATAGTTGTAAACATTATGCGCTACTCCCGCCGTCAAGACGATTAACCGATGGAGCTGATGCCAACGGTGTGACTAATATTCTCCAATTGTTAGTTATACTAACATATGACATTGTTACATACGTATCAGTTACATCAAATAAGAATCCAGATGCATCATTTTCAATGTGGTCACCTGCCCCCGGGAGTATTGTTACTGGGTGATCACCAAATGTACCATAAATATCAAATATTCCAATAATAGTACCGTCAATTACATCATACGGTAGTGAAACTATAAAACCGCTTATTGTCGAATCACATCTTACTAAATCATTAGCAGCGGCAGTATAATTTGTAGTTTGAACAGCAGTGGGTGCTAATGCACCACCTGTACCACCTCCGCCCCCTGTACCGCCTAGTACACTAACACCGTATCTATCGACAATGTCACCGCCTGCCGGTAGCATAAGTTTGCCGGCACTATTAAATATCCACGTAAACCCATTGTTAGTAACATATAATCCGCCACCAACTCTTAACGTACCACCAACACCTACACCACCTGCAACTGTTAATGCGCCATTAGAGGTAGTAGTGGATGCAGTAGTAGCCGCAACAGTAATATTGCCGGCAACATTTAATGCACCGCCGATACCAGTACCACCTGTAACTTTTAATGCGCCAGTTGTTGGAGACGTTGATGCAGTACTAGATGTAACTAGTAAATTTGCTATAGAACCTGTTGTTGTTACTGATAAATTTGTAAATGATGGGCTTGCAGTTGTGTGTAAATCCTGCGGAATATTAATTAAATCGTTATAGTCACTACTAATAGAAACAACTGACTGAACACTGTCGACTGTTTTTTTAATATACAATCGACCGTCAGCTGTGTTAATTGATATTTCACCATCTAATAAATCAGCAACGCTTGGTACCTTTGCAGGTACCGAGCTTCGTTTATGTAAAATGCGTGCCATATATATTTGTTAGAATGTGCCGCCGTCAAGTTCCGTCCATGAAGGGAGACCGCTGTTCATCATCAATACTTGTCCGTCTATTCCTTTAGGAAGTTTTGATAATGTATTCGTATCAGATGCATATAAAATATCACCTTTAGTATAACCAGTAAACCCAGTACCACCATAAGCAGAACTAATTACTGTACCTTTCCACTCACCTGTACCGATTGTGCCTAATGTTGTAATACTTGTTTGACCAACATATGTGCTAGCAATATCAATAGATGAACCAGATGATGTAATTCTATTAGCAGTTCCGCCAACTGTTAACACCCCTGATGCTAACGATAAACCGTTTCCAGCAACAGATGATTTAAGTTGAACATTACCAGCGTTAACTTCGATACCATTTGCAGTGTTAACACTGAAACTATTACCAGTTAATGTTAAACCATCGCCTGCAAGCCATGAACCTTGACCAGCAAACTGTGTCCACTCAATATTAGTTGTGCCAAAAATAACACCTTCGGTTGATTGTACATAACCGTAGCCGCTATCTGAAACAAATACATAGTCACCACCGCCTAAATCGCCATATCCAAATGCAAGATTGGTTGTACCTGATGTTTGGTGATTAGTTGATAAAGTTAATGTAGTCGGACTATCAATCGATACAATGTATGAGTTAGCAGCCGGTGCGCCATTACCGCCAACTTTATATATAGGCATACCTACTGCAAGATTTGTAGTAGTACCAGTAGTTAATGTTAATGTATTAAGACTGTTTGATAATAATGCAGTAAATCCATTATATGCATACGATGCATCTGCGTCAATTGCACGAACAAAGGTTGTTGCGGTTGACCATACGTAAATACCATTTTGTGTTTTGTCAGTTTGACCAATAACTAAAACGCGTGATTGTGGGTGATTTGTAAATGTTGCAATTTCGTAATCACTAATTGATGCATTATAGTATGTAAATGTCGGTGATGACGCAAATGTTAAATAAGCGCCTGGACCTGGATCACCTAAGTTTGGTGCAGTAGCTGGACCTGCGGTATATGTTGTCGCAACTGCAATAGGAACAGTTGTTACAAAGTCTACAGCAGAATGTGTATGTAATCCTTGAGCCATTGAATCAACATAGCTTTTAGTTGCAACATCTTGTGGTGCAGTTGGATCTGATACTCCAGTAACTTTATAATTATTTAATGCCAGATTTCCATTAACTGATGTTGCACCTGATACGGTTAACGAACCAGCAATTGTAGTATTACCAGTAGTTGCAGCAACTGTAAATTTATCAGTATTAATAGCAAAGTTGCCAACTGTACTTAATGTACCAGCAACTGCAGTATTACCTGTTGCAGATGCAACTGTAAATTTATTAGTAGCAACTGATAAATCACCTGAAAATGCGCCCGAAGTAGCCGATACTGCACCTGCAGTTAATTGACCTGTTAAATTTAATGTACCAGCAATTACTGTATTACCAGTAGTTGCAGCAACTGTAAATTTATCAGTATTAATAGCAAGATTACCGCTTAGTGAAGTAACGCCTGCTACCTCTAATGTACCGGCAATTGCTGTATTACCTGTTGCTGCTGCAACTGTAAATTTGTTAGTAGCAACCGATACATTGCCAGTAACTGCTAATGTACTTGATAAAGTAGCAGCACCGGTTACACCAAATGTGCTTGATAACGTAGTTGCGCCAGTTACATTAAATGTACCAGCAACTGCTGTATTACCTGTTGCTGCTGCAACTGTAAATTTATTAACAGCAACTGCAAAATTACCACCGACAGTTGTATCATTGCCGATTGCAAGAGACGACCCGATAGTAGTAGCACCGGTTGATGTATCTACTAAAAATGTAGTATCAGTACCATTAGTAATTCTAAAGTATTCAGTAGCAGCTGTTGCATTACCTGAAATAGTAACACCGTTGTCGAATGTAGCTAAATCAGTAAAGGTTGATAAACCAACAACTGAAAGAGTGCCACCTACAAATAAGTTTTCGGCAATGCCTGCACCACCTGCAACTTGTAATGCACCTGATGTAGCAGTTCCATTATTTCCAGTATTTACTTTTAATTTATATGCAGTTGTATCTAATGTTGCTACTTCAACTGCAACAGTATCGTTACTTGCATAAAAATGTAAAGTATCGTCACTATTACCAGGCGATGTTTCTGCAAGAATATATGTTAGTCCGTCAACAGATCTAACACCACCTAATGATGCCCAGTTACCTGATGAATACCCTTCAAATGCTGCAGTTGTTGTATTATAACGAATTGCACCAGTTACTGATGGTCCTTGTTGTGCAGTTGTACCAACTGGAATAACTAATCCGTTAGTTCCGCTAATAACAACATACCCATCACCATTTGGTGTTAATGTAATGTTACCGTTTGTGTTTGTTGAACTAATAACACCTGTATTACCAGTGATTGTTAATTTTCCAACATTGATTAAATCAATTTTACTATTTGCATCAACTACTAATGCAGCATTAGCAGTAAGTGTACCGGGTACATGCGATAACATGTCGGTAAAATACTTACCACCGATTGCTATAGGACTAGTTGATGCGTCAGCTAACCCTAAACCGATATATAATCGATCACCGGTATTACTCTGAGTACCTGCGATCGAGGAATAACCTAGTTCGCCTATTGCAAGTGTGCCGGTAGCAATTGCAGTAGTACTGGTTCTTTTAATTCTTATGATTGAGTTTGCCATTTAATTTTGCCCTTATTTAAAATTCGCCACCGTCCATGATTTGCGATGTCAGTATAGTTTTTACTTCCCATTTTGATGTTGATTGATTATATACTAGTAATGATCCGTCGGATAACCCTACGCTATAAACATCAGGTATATCTATAAGTTTATTTATCTGTGTTCCGGGTATTCCAGGCGGGCCAGATGCGTATGGAAGATCATTCCAGTGATGTATGCCGTCACCAATTTTAAATCTATCAGTATCTAATTCTAATGCTAATTCGCCTTCGCCTAATATTGGATTTACATTTGTCCATAGTTCGGCAGACCCGCGGCGAATCGGTGCAGTGATTGATGCAGATACATTTACTATTCCGTCGGTTGTAATTTCTAATCCACTACCAATTTTAATGCCACCTATGTGTTCTGCAGACGCAATCGGTAATGCATAACTAGACGTGTCTAGAGTTAATTCGCTCCAATTATTTTCTGAATTAGGAACTGCTCCTGTAGAACTATTTCTACTTTCCCCAACTTGAAGTTTGTATGTATAGTATCGATCGCCAATTCGTGTAATTGCGTCGGATACATATGTATTTTTAACAAACACCAACATACCTTCTTGTATGCGCTGACCTGGTATGTTTGTTAATGTATCTCCGGCATCACCAGAAATACTTTGTAAAGTACCGCGAAGTTCGGTATCTAATGCAATAGGTGCATCAGTTGAAGGACTCCACGTTCCTGGCCATGTGTTCCTTGTTAACCCGTCATAATTGGTTGTCATTTTATAATATGCTCACGTAAGTTATTCCTGATTGTAGTGTGATCCCATATAACTGATAATTTTCAGATACATAATCAGTTAATGGTAAATCAGGTGCTAACGCGACTGTACCGCCATTTGTATAAGATACATCGCTCATTAAACCGGCACTTGCTCCGGTTTTAAATATTGTTGGTTGAGATGCTGTACTTCTAACAGCAAACCAAAATGCCTTTGGACCTCCGCTTGAATTAGTTATTGGTTGGGTTGATAATGTTTTAACTTGATCACCTAATATTGTAACACCTGATTTAGCAGTAGTGCCGGTGATAATATCCGATCTAACAGGAATAGCTCCCACACTAGCAGTCCATAACCAATAAGTTGGATATGTAAAACTAGCAGATGCTGCAACGTCAGATGAATTTGTAGGCCCAATAATAACACTGTATGCTGTTCCAGTAACCGAAACCGGTCTAGTTGCTGTAGTAGTTAAAATTACATATCGAGGAGTAGATTTATTACTATGATGAATTGGGGCAGTAAACGTCAATACACCGGCTGCAGTATTGGATGATATAGATCCGCCTAGGCCAGTAATTGCTAATGTTCTGTTTGAAACAGTAATATATGATGTAGTTGGAGTATATGCAGAAGTTGCATACGATTCAAGAAATGTTTTTCCAGATAGAGAATTAATAGCAATCGCATGGGAAACTGTATTCCACGTGACAGATAATGTAGTAGGTGTACTCCATGACGCAGTAGTTGTACCGTTAAAGTAATTACACATAATTGTACCGCTTGCAGATCCGCCTGCTACTGTAGTAGATGTAGACCTAATATATGATGTTGAATTGTTAGTTGTAAACGTGCGAGTCCAGTCTACAGTACCTGCAGGAGTAGCACTGTATGCACCTGCAGTGTAATTGTTTAATGTAGTAGATACACTACCTGATACTTGTGCAATAGATGCAACACTACTAATATACTGTTCAGTAATGTCTGCAGGATTATCAACCGTAACGGTAAAACCAGTTGCAGGTATATCCCAGTTTAATGTTGCACTAGGTGTAGCAACTACACTAATAACCGGTGTAAACGTTGCTAATGTCAATCTTAATTTGTTATTTGAAAACTCTGCTACCCTAACAGGATTGGTAACATTATTTTCTTTATATCCAGTTAGTGTACGGTAATTGCTACTAGATGTCCATACTAGCGTTTCACTAGACGGACCACTAGGAATGCTAACATCTACTGATAACACACCAGCAGTATCTACTGCTAATCCAGATCCAACTTTAATACCGCCTAGTGTATTTGCAGTAGCAGGTTGCAGTGTATATGAATCACCAGTTCCTACTCCAGGTATGCCCTGAGGTCCTTGTATGCCCTGAGGTCCTTGTTCGCCCTGAGGTCCTTGCGGTCCGATATCACCTTGGTCACCTTTTTGACCAACAATTGCTCCAATACTTTGCCATGAACTACCATTCCAAAAGTATCCTTCGCCAATTGATGTAATTACATATAGATCGCCAATTTCGCCAGCACTTGGTAGTAAGTCAGCAGTTGCTACTGCACCTTTAATAACAACAGAAGTTCCATTTGCTCCATCGACACCGTTAGTACCATCAACACCGTTTGCTCCTGCAGGACCAGGATCGCCTTGATCGCCTTTTGGACCAGGCGTAGTTGTTGCAATATGCCAAGTAGTACCGTACTTAATGTTTAATTGACCAGTAACAGAGTTCCACCATAGTGTGCCAGATGCTACACCAGTTGGAGGAATACTAGATATGATAATATTAGCACCACTACTTCCATTACCTGACCCGAGAGCCAAAGGAATACCGCCGAGTGTAATCCCGTCGGATAGTCTTAAGTCGCCAATACTTTGATTGTAAAATAGAGTTCCGGCATCGCCAACATATTCGTCGGCTACTACGGTATTAACACGTCCTGATTTAATCTTTTGAATAGTCATACTGTATTTATTATATGCTAAACAAAAGATTAATCAGATTTTTGAAGAGTACGTTAGTACTTGCGTTTGCGGTTTGAAGTTACTGGATTTGCTTCTTTTTGAAGCTTCTTTTTGTATCTTGCTACAGCTGCACCTGCTTCTCGTTTTCTAGCAGTAGTAGGTTTTTCGTAAAACTCTTTTTTACGCAATGTTTCTAATTTGCCTGAGTCTTCAACTTTACGTTTAAACCGGCGTAGTGCCTGGGTAATATTTTCGTTTTCACGAACAGTTACTTTAGCTTTATTCTGCAGTGTTATCATCATCATCCTCTTTTTTAATTTGTTCTGCGATCCAATCTAAATCAAAAATTCTATTTTTAGAGATTAGTTGGTATGGTGTAATTTCGTCGTTAGTTATATAGTATGCATGTGGGTGCGTAAGCATAAACGTGACAAATGATTTTGTCACTGGGTCACAATTATCAATGTCGATGATTATGACTGCTACTTGATACGCAACACTTAGCATCCATTCAATATCTTCTTCAGTTGAATCGTAAATAAACACGTTAATGTCTTCTTCACCTTGTCCTAAAATAGATTGAAAGTTCTCCACCACACTAGTTGATGGTTTAACTAATAAGTAACTGATATCTAAATTAAAAAATTTATCAGGGGGTGTAATAACTGTGACACGTCCTAAATTCATATAACCTTCTATGTAGTAAGTAATTTTGCCTTGTATTTATCGGCTATTGTTTTTCGTATCGCTGATAAATAAAAATGTAGTTCGCGGATGGCAGTCCCAACTACTCTATACATGTTTTACTATAACTTAAGGAAAGCTACTATGTCTAGCACATCTATTTATTCTATTCTTTGTTCTAAACCTCACAATTTACATTATCTTAATCGTTATTGGAAGTTCATTCAGTTATTCTCTCATCAAAATCAAGTTAAACATAACACTTCTTATCATCATATTTGTCCTAAATCAAGTGATTTATTCCCGGAATATGCAAGTCTTAAACTAAATCCTTGGAACGGAGTACATTTAACATACCGACAACATTACATTGCACATTGGCTTTTATCTAAAGCATATGGCGGGAAACAGAAATATGCTTTTATCATGTTATGTCGCATTGGTATAGCCACTAATACAATTCGGATATCATCATTAACTTATGAAAAAATATCAACACAACATTCTTTAAATATAACAGGACCCGGTAATCCTTTTTATAACAAAAAACACACTGTTGAAACTATCAATAAATTAAAACAGTACAACGGTCTAGCCCATCATGCATACGGTTCTTCATTATCTGAAGAAAAAAAAGCAAAAACCGGTGCTGGTAACGCTAAAGTTTGGTTTACTATCACACCACCGGATGGTAATACAGTTTCTATTAGAAATCTAAGTAAATATTGTAGAGAACATAGTCTTCATCCGGCTGCAATGATTAACGTTGCTAAAAATAAGCAGCATTCTCACAAAGGTTATATTTGTAAATATGCAAATTAACTTATTATTTCTAATTTTACTTTAGTTACGCCGGTTTTTTCAAATCCAAGTCTTACGGCAGCTGCTCTAGATAAGTCGATAATCCTTGATTTCAATGTCGGACCGCGATCGTTAATTCTAACTAGCACTGTTTCGTTGTTAGCTAAGTTAGTTACTTCTACAACAGTTCCAAATGGCAGTGTTTTATGTGCTGCTGTTAATTCTTTTGGACTAAAGTATTCGCCACTTGCAGTTTTAGGTCTGCGACGATATCTAGGTCCAGATTCATATCCATACCAACTAGCAATACCAAGCATACTGTTTTCAGTATGTGCTGCTCTAAGTCTGTGTTTGTAATGTTTATGTTTAACTTTTTTGTGGATTACGTGTTGTATAGATTGTTTATCAGTCGAGTGTTTAGTAGCTGCATCAACTGGAGCTACGGTGGTAATTATTGAGAGGGCAAGGAGCCCTGTTATTAGTGAATTTTTCATTTTTTCTCCTTTCACTTGGTGTGCATTAAAATAACTGCACATTACATTAAGGGAGTAAACTGCACGAGGTTCTTTGAACCCATTTTGTTCGTGACGTCTTCTCCATCAGCCACACCAATTAAATTGCAATTGTTGCACCTTTGGCAAGCCTGGCTTCCCGAATTTCGCGGGTTTCTAATTTGGCCAAGACTCGCAGGATTGTCAACTGCCCAATCCGACTATCTTAGTTTCTCTCGAAACATATAATATATAGCAGTGAACTTTGAAATTCTGTTAAAAAAGTGACTTTTTATTGAATTAAAGTATACTATTTGTACATTATACGCTTGTTATTATATGTTGTCAAGTGAAAACTAATAAATACACTATATTATTACAAAAAGGATTACTTATGAAAATACAAGATTTAATGGAAGGCTATATTGCAGATGCACTTCCGGATCTAATCAGCCACGCAAAATCGTTAATTATAATGTACTCAAAAACATTACCTGAACTAGTACATAAGTACGACTTCTCAGTTACTGATCCGTATAATCCAACTGAACTTGGATTAGCAAATAGAGATATTAATGCATGTAAACTACAAGTAGGTAGTGTACGATCAGTTTGGTTTACTAACAATTACTTAACAGTTTCAAAAAATAGAGCAGGCACTGGCATGGGCGGCGGCAAAACAGCACGCGGTTTAAAAAATGCATTAGTTACGTTGTCTGAAATCCCCGAGTTACGTCGCGTTGACGGATTAAATCACTTAGCTCATTTAAGTGTAAATATTAATCCAAATCATAAAGTACAACCGACAATAGGTCAACGTAAATCAGGTAATGTTCCTCCAGAAGCAGCCATTAAAACATATAGTCAATTAATGAGTCAAATTGAAGATTATCTTCCAGAAGTTATACAAGGCATTGCTAAAATTGCTAAACCGCATGAAGTAGAAACTAGTTTTTTAGATAAAGAAGAAATTTATAACCTAGGTGCTAAATTGCGCCATGCGATTGATAACTGGGATAAACTAAAAGAAACAATCCCTGAACCATATGAAGGCGGAACTAGTTATAAAAAACAAGGTGACACATTAGTAGCTACACACAAAAATAAAGGTGCAGACCTAGGTAAAAGTGATATGATGAAACCGGCTGAAAAGCCTGTTAAGAAACACGATACACATTCTCAAAATATAAATGCGGCTCAACAAGCAATTAATCAAGGTTTTGATTTACTTAAAAAGAATGGTATTAGAGATCATGAACTACATGCAATTAGACAAAAAGTTCAAAAAAGTGATAATCAACTAATGACCTTAATGCAAGTATTCCAAGAATTTGGAATTAGTCCAAATGCGTTAAAGGAAGCTTGGTTAAAAACATATTAAGAAAAAAGGGCTAATAGCCCTTTTTTTAACGATTGAAAATATACATAGTGACTTCAAAGCCAAAACGTACATCAACATATGTTGGTGTTTCCCATTTCATAACTATTATCTCCTTTTTTAACCTGCAAATACGTTACTGCTACCTGATGCAACCTTAGATCCGCATGCTACTGGATCGCCTACCCTGCCGCATTGTTTACCGTTTATAAACACTTTACTACTACCAGATGCTAATGTTGAATCGTGGCATTTTGGTTCTGCATTACAATGGGTAACCCAGTGATCGCCTTCACGGTGTACTGCAATGCCGTTTACAAATACATCGCCACTTGCACTATCACTTACCCTTGCAGGCCAACCACCGTGACCTGAACATTTATCACCTTTTCTAGTTACTGCTGGCATTAGTATTCACTCCTTGAAACTGCTAACGATAATTGTGTAGCAAAGTCGTCCCATATATTACTTATTTTTTGTGTTATTGTATAAGAATGAGGAACATATGTAGTATTAGTTTGTTGATATGTATATGGTACTTGTGTAACAACACCGGTAATCGGATCAGTTACTGAATTATACCCAGTTTGTGTTGATGTAGTAGTAACCGTTTCGGTTGTGTTAACTGTAAATGTTATTGCAACAGTACTACCAGGATCTTTATTTCCTGACACTACTGTTCCAATTTTACTAGGCATAAGATCAAAATTAGAGATTGTAACTACATCAACAGAATCAACTGGTATGTATTTCCAAATTGCTGGACTGTACATATTTTGGTATCTACCGGATATAGTAACTACTCTAGTTGAAAATGAAATATTAACTCCGGAATGCGGGAAAGACGAAGTTACTGAATTAATAATTTCGTGTACTCCGCAAGTTGCAGATTTTGAAAATCTTTCATTTTCGTGTACAATGCCAAAACTAGTAGTTGATATACCCATACTGTATTTATAATACTATAAGACTGGAAGTTGCTTCTGTATATGATTTAGCTGATTCTCGTTCAGTTGGTTCTAATACTACTACAGTAGCAGCTGCAATTTTAATTGTTTTATCTGGGTCAACTGTAAACAAGTAAGGAGCCATTCCAATACCGCCTTGTGCTGCTGTTAATACACGTGGTTTTGAAACTTTAATGTATTTTTCTGTTTCTTCAACTAGCGATGCAATAAGTTCTTCACCTGAAGTTAATTTAAGAGTTACTACTTCGCCTGGTGATACGCCTTTATCTATAATCATAATTTGCCTTTAAGTATTGTTGTAATTCTGAAAAACCACCAATGTAATTGCCGTCAATTTTAATTTGCGGTAATGTTCTTGCTTTTGGTACTTCTTCTAATAGTTGTTCTTTAGTCCAACCTCCATTAGAAATATTTCTTTCTTCAAATCCAATGTTTTTCATTTGTAGCAAGCTCTTGGCTTGTACACAGTACGGGCACCGGTCTTTCGACCAAATTATTGCTGTCATTAAAATTTATCCATAATTGTTTGTAATCTACGCCATTCAGTCATTTCGTTTTCTTTTTTAGCATTGCGGTAGTTTACGTATTCATCTGCGTACGGCGAAGCCGGCATTGGTTCTAAATTAGGTTTTGGATTTCCTGTAATACTGCAAACCGGTGCGTTTATCTTAGTTAACATATAATTACGAATTTTATCTGCAATAGTTTTTGATCGCGGTTTTTCAAAAAACTCAGCAACTGCACATAAAAACTTTACAGTACGGCATTCGTATTTTTGTTCAACTGCTTTTACGTGTTCGCTGATAATTTTCATATCATGTACTATTGCTTGATAATCCTCATCTGTTGATGTACGCAGTCTAACCAGTCGTTCTTGTCCTTCTTTTAATGTTATTTTTAAATCTCTTAATCTCGCTGTTGGTTCAAGATACGAGTTATAACGGCTATTCGGATCATCTTTTTCTGATTGACTTGGATTTTCAAGGGCAATTATCTCTTGTTTTACTTTTTCAAGTTTATCTTCTAATTTTTTTATTATTGAATTTGTCATTTTATAAAATCCTTGTACGGGTTTGACCAATCAATTTTTGCTATATTGGCCATTATAGCTTTTACTTTTGCAGGGGAATTTAATGCTATTGCTTTATTTCCATTTCCACCTTTACCTTTACGGCTTTTCTTCATATATCTGTCTGAGCGCATTTTTCATAGCCTCTACATCTGTCTCGGTCCATAATCCATATGATGGTTGTTTTCCTTCTTTACACATTGCACACGGACATACCGGATCATTGCCCTGCGGCCCCATGCATGCACAAATCTTAAGATCTTTGTATTCTTTCATAATTTCCTTATGATGTTTAAAAACTGTATTATACAATATTATTAGCATCCTGTCAATAATATTAATAAATAAAAATGTAGTTCACGATATGGGGATATCTAACTACTCTAACGCCAAGGGAGGCATCAGCATGTCTATTTATAAATCTAAAACCAACTATCGTAAAATTTATGAACAATATTACGGTTCTATACCTAAAGATGAAACTGGAAGAACGTATGATATTCATCATAAGGACGGCAATCATGAAAACTGCAGCATTGATAATTTAATTGCAGTCTCAATACAAGAACATTACAATATTCATTATAATAATCAAGATTGGAAAGCATGTTCTGCTATTATGATAAGGATATCAAAAACCCCAAAAGAAATTTCTGATATGGCTAAGTTGTCTGCCGTGCAACGAACAATAGACGGTACCAATGCATTTGTTGGTAATCGAAATCCGTCAGTCCGTAAGATGCAAGACGGAACTCATCATTTTATTGGTGAAACTAATCCAATGAAAATTGCATCTAAGAATGGAACTCATCATTTTATTGGTGGTGAAATTCAACGTAAAAGTGTAAGAAAACAGCTTGAAAATGGGACTCATCCATTCTTAAACGGTGCAATGTCAACTAAAAATAACCTTGCAAGAGTTGCTGCAGGTACACACCCGTCACAAATTAAAAAAACATGTGA